TTCTAGCTGCCATTACAAATCCTTAAGATATTGTTCCTGTCAAAGAAACTCCTGAAGAAGGTACGTCAGTAACTACGCCTGAAAATGCGGGTGGAGTGACTGTTGAACTACCACCGGAGAAAGAACCTGCATTAGTAGTATCCACTTTAGCAGTCTTGGCGAATGTATCAATAGCGTCTGCTAATTGTTGCGCTTTCATTTCGGCTGTAGATTCAGGGGATAAGTCCGTCACTATAGCTTTTAGGCTATCAACGAAACCTTGCACATCCAATCCTGCACCAGACCCATGTTCAATATTTCCAGTACCTGTACCAACGTAAACACCTGTTGCACCAACAGGGCTTCCTACTCCTGGAGTAGGACCAACCAACATAGAAATATCTACGTATACTTTGGCTTGCGCAAAATAAGTATTAAGGGCAGCAGAAACCTGTTGAGCCTTAGATTGCGCTGTAGCAGATGCGCTCAAATCTTTAAATATGGTGGTTAGACTTTGTGTTAGTGCATCCTTGTCCAATCCAGAACCACTAACAGCGTCAACGCCACCTTCCCCGTCGGCACTACCTGATTGACCAGGAGATATTACGGTAGCTATCACAATTAAAGAGGGAAAGCTACCACTATCTGAAGTCATAGGAGTGCCTGAAATAAAATAATTTTTAATGGCGTCCGCAAAAGGTTGTTCTTTTACAGAATCCTTTTCCAGATCTGAAAATATTGAACCCAAATCTGTTGCTAATTGTCCTGGGTTTAATGCCATTAGTCTACCTTAAGATAAGTCAATTTTAATTTTTTCTTATTAATAGTAACATCGTCAAGATTGTCAAGTACAGCTTGTATCACATCTGGGTTAACTTGATCGAAAGTTCTCAATTTAAAATATCTGAAATCTTTAAATGAGGACAAACCTTCCCCGCCAGTTATCATTATTTTTTCATTAATAAAGTCAAAGAACCAATAATCGTTGTAGATCTTAACAAGTTTTTTGTATTTGGTTTCTTCAATCAACTGGACTTCCCTTTATAGTAAGCCCCTCATTTTAAGTCTTGCCACAGACAAGCCAACAGAGGGCGCAGAACAAAAAACTAGCTCTGGTAGTGAAACCCACTCAACATACGCACCCTCTTCACCCTTAGTACCGTCACCCGAAGGCTTTAGGAGAGGTAAAGAAGAATCATAATCTAAGGCAAATAAATGCTGTTTGTAGTCAGAGGATTTCATAGGTAAGCAAGTACCCAGGGAAACTAAACTTCCTGGGGTAGTTATTAAGCCCGCCTCTTCCTCTAATTCCATAACTGCTATGTCTAAAGGGGACTTACCTTCTTTATCCATAGAACCCGTAATTGCGGTAATATAAAATTCCTCGGGTTTACAGTGCGCGGGACAATGTTCATATCGCGCTAATGCTTTGTTCCTCTTGCTATCATAAACAAATACAGCGACACCCTCAGGACCAGTAGGTTGATGAGAAAGAGTATACCACCCATCACGTTCAATAACACTGATCCATTTATTTTCAAATAATACTTTATCCCTGCTCACTTTCAACTCCTTTATGTAAATTCTTTAAATCATCCTGCATTGCTTTGTATAAATCATTAGGTCCATCATATACGTCTGGAAAAGGAAAACCTTCTGTGCAAACTTCAAAAACCTGTTTTAAAGTTTTCTTATGCCAACCAACTCTAGTTATAGTACGTTTGCCATAAATGGCATTCCACGTAAATCCTATTTTATATTCTGGGTGTACCATTTACTCACCTACTTTATGTTTAGCAGAAGCTATCTCTGTTTCTTTTACGTCGGATATTACACCTTGGAAAGGTACTAATAAGGGACCACTTGGGCCCATTGGTGTTGGATGTATATGTTTCAAATAGTCCGACTTGAAAGCATTAATTTCTGAAACCATAGCATTGAGTCTGGTCTCTAGCATTTTGCTTTTAACGATAAACTCAAAAGCAGACTTGCCTAGTATAATCTCTCCAGACTCAAGCTGTACACCCTTTGAATTAAACTTCATTATATTCTTACTATCAGAAGTAGATATATTAAACTCGGAGAATATAGTGAAATTTAATTTTCCTGCGGGTATTTTTAAAATAGCCCCTTGAGTAGCTGACGTGGGTAACTTAACAATTAAGTTCCCTTCTTCATCTATTTCTTTTACAAACTCTTTACTATCAGGGGTGTAATAAATATTTTTAACACGTAAAGGTTTTCCTGTCTCTGCAGACTTTTCAACTTTACCAGCGTCATCAATTACATTGCCAGAACGCATATAAAGCAAAGGCTTAGGCTCTGAGGATACTAAGCCACCTAACGAGGAAGATGGAAATGCATATACTTTTGCATACAACTCTTTTTGGTAAGTTCCGTCAATCTTAGGAAAGAAAGTTTCCGTAGCCGACTTGACTCTCTTTACTACCCCTTCTCTAATCTCATCCCCAAGTTTTGAAGACTTATTATGAATGAATACTCTTCTGTGTAAGGGTGCTTTTTGGCCTGATTCTAGTTCATCCTGATTAGCCCAAGTTCTTACTACACCCCCTCTGTCTTCTTTTATCGCACGAGCAGCGTAATAGGATTGGGCAAAACCTTTTGACGAAAACTCAAACTCCCCCTGCTGCAATGGTCTATATAGAGATTTCTTTTTTTGGTAATCAATAATTCTGCGAGCAGGGTCAATATTCTCATGGTCAATAATGGAAGGGCTTTGTCTATCAGATCTATAACTAACAATAGGGAAGGAAGCTGCCTCCGGAGTAGCTCTGATCCAAGCCGTAGGTCCAACATAAGGATGATGAAAAGGCACTGACCTTTGAGGTCCTGCTGAAACCAAGGTATAGGTTTCAGTTAAGGGATTAAGGCTGCTGATGTACGCCCCGAAAGGCTTACCCAATAGTTGTTCCTTAGCCTTAAGTCTTTCCTTAGCCTTATTTAGCTGTTGGATGTTCGTTTCCAAGTATTAGTCACCCAGTAGCTTAGTTAATTTTTTAGTATTAGGTAAGACTAAGGTAAAGCCGGAGTCTAAAAATTCCTTTGCCAAGAATTTTCCACTGACTCTAACAGTCTCATGATCTTTTCCTTCGTCAGTAATTTCAACAGAGGTCAAAACCAATTGAATATTAGCTTTGAATTTCTTCTCAAGAAATGCTTCCAATTTTTCGTTGTCTAATTTCTCAACGCTCATAATTGCTCCTTTGCAGTAGTATCTTTTTTGGCTTGCTCAGCCGATAAATTGTCTGTCATCAATAATTGAATTTTCTTAAGAGCTTCCGTGGCAGTATTAGCCTGATTTTTAACTTCATCTGATGCACGGTTTAAAGTCTCATTAAACTTAGTCATGCTTATTAGCATATCCGCTATTAATTTTATATTAGTGGATAGTAGCTCTGTTTTTGATGGTCCATCTTGCTCGGCTTTAATCCGAAGAGTCTGGCCCATTTTTAACTCTCTCAAATTACTCAATGTCATATTTTACCTATGGTGCGAAAGGGTTTGATACTTGGGGTAATGCTAATCCAGGTTCGCTTGCTTCAACTGATTTTATTATCTTAATTCCTGAATCTGTGCCTTTTTGATCTTTCCAGGCTTTAACATAGGACATAGCAATAGAGTCCTTGCCAGTAATAAAAGAAAATTCGGCTTTGTCGTTTCTACGCCTTATGTAACGCAAAGTTGTATTAGATGAGCATTGGCCATGTACCTGCATAGTATTAGAATGAGCGGATACCCAACCCATCCGTTGCTCAGTTTTATGGAAAACTGGTTTATTAGGAAAAATAAAAGGTCTCCACGCATACTCTATAGACATCTTTGAAGATTCAGATAATCTCTTAGTGTATTCTATGAGTGCAATCTTTTCTAAGGATTTAATTTGCGTAAAAAGGGTTTGTGCTGTTTCCACGTTAACTCCAACACGGGAAGCTAATGCCGGAGAAACTACTACCACTTTAGGCTGGATTGCGGGAGGTAAGCTAGTCGTATGGTCAGTATTAGCATAGGTGCCTTGTCCCGACACTTCCATAACAGTTGGAATATCACCCTCTTCGTCAGAAATATCATCGGATATAATGAAATTATCTACTGTTAAAAATTTCTTATAGCTCTTGCCAAAATTGTCAGGAGTACTATCATACATAGGAAATTCAAAAACTATGTCACCATTACCAGTTATCCAAAACTGATAATCAATAACAGAGCAAAGATTTTTAATAATGAAGTATCTATTTTCCCAATCTATTTGTTCTATGCCTTGAGCAAACTCAGTGCGAACAAGTGACTCCGCATTTGTACCACCTTTAGGTATAAGGAAATGAACCTGTTGTTTATCCGGAGCGTTTGGTCCGTCAGGGTAAGTACCTGCACCTATTGCGCTAACTTCCTTATATGTCAAAGGAGTAGGTTTTGACTTAGAACCGTTGCTACCTAATAATAGGGTAGCGTACCAATCTTCAAGTAAATTTGCTTTAGCACTATCACTAGCATTTTGATCGTATTCAACAACTCTACCTTTTGTAAATCCGCCAATTCCTTTTGGCGCTCCTGTACTACCTGCACCCGTAGCAGTTTGAAAAACATTCGTTAAGGCACTAAGTTGAGCAGAGGCCCCACCACTAGGCAATTTCCCTTGACCCGTAATTAGGATTTCCATACATGTTTGAAAATCAGTATTAGCCAAAGGGTGAGTGTTAGTGGAAGGCAAGAACACATCTGCAAATATGGAGTCGGGGCTATTAAGAAATTCTGTAGCTAATTGCTTTCCATAAGTAGGTTGCATTGAAATACGCATCTTACTCATAAGTGATCGTATATCATTACAGGAAATGCTTATAGTTGACTCACCATTTATGTAACTACCTTGTTTTCTAGCTACATCTACATAACCTGTAAAAACATTATACCATTCGTCACTGTCTAAGTAAGGATTTCTTATGAAAATTCTAAGTGGATCGTTTTTGTGAAAAATTAAATTTCGCACACCTAGATTCCAAGGCTTATCCCCAGACGAGTTTTTTACCCCATTACTCAATTCTAATTTTTTATTATAAATTGAAAATTTAGCTGCCTCTGAATACATGTTATGCTCAATAGGCTTTTTAGCATCCTTGGTATTTCTGAATACAGGTCCGCTAGCTAGTTTTTCGTTGTTAGGTGTAATGCCAAAATTTTCAAAAGTAAGTATGAAATTATCTGCCGCATTTTGAAGTGTGAAACTAGCAGTACCAAATCCATCTCTATCAGCAGAAGTCCAAGATAAAGAGCCTGTAACATAATCTGTTACTTCTGCGCCGAAAATAAAGATACGGAAGTCGCATAAATGCGGCAAACCATCTATCTCAGAAAAGGGCAGTACGTAGGCCATTAGTTGTTCCTTGGGCTATGCGACAAATTTATTTTTTGGTCATATAATATATATTTTGCATAGAGCGTCATGAGTATTTAATTATTTTTGCAGAGCGTCATGAAGATACTTTGCATGGTAGGATAGTAAGTCGGTAAGCCTTGTTGGATAATAGTTCCACTGATCTACTCCCACGTTTATAGAGTTCTCGTAAAAGGGAGTGGTAAAAATATTATGCAGGTGTCCGTGTAGTAAAATTTCTTTGCCATGCTTTTTAACGGGTGCAAAATCCTTATACCGAAGATCATAAGTTTTAGCTGCTCTGACTTCATCAAAGTACGGCAAGTGACTCATTTGTATTTGCTTACCATCTAGGTCTAGGTCATAAAATCTATGAACCTCTTTAAATCCCGCGTCAAGATATTTTTGCAAAGAAGGGGACTTTGTTCCACTGACAAGACTTTTAAAGCACCTATCATGATTCCCAGCAATAAGATAGTGAATGCCGTTAAGTCTTGGCAAAATAGTTTCCATCGCAGAAAATGATAAGCTGAAATCTCCTAGGTGAAAAACAGTGGAGGTTTTGCTGACTACAGAGTTATGGTTCTCTATGAAAACCTCGTGCATTTCTTCAATGCAAGAAAATGGTCTAGACGAATATTTTATAATATTGTCATGACCATAGTGCTGATCTGATGTTAAAAATATATCATTCGGGTTCATAGTATATTTCTTTTTTGTTTAACAGTTAATGTGTGTAAATGATCTCTCCAGTTCTGACCATGGTTGACCCACAACTTTATAATAAGCTTATTAGCTTTAATCATGGCTAAAGCATCATCTGAAAATTTGTAGTAAGACATTGTGCCCACAACACCCACAAATTCTAAAACCTCACCTCTTATTAAAGCAGACAGGTATACACTCAACCATGTTCCGCCTGTTCTAGAATAAGGTACTTTAAAATGAGCGTGCAAATCTTTTGAAGATATTAGTTGGGGTTGATTAAAACATTTTGGTTTTCTACTCAAGTAATTACACAATAGGTCTATTTTGGAAATTTCTTTTTTATTAGCCATAGTATTATACCTAAAGTTAAGAGGGAAGGGGCTATACTTGATAATGCTATAGCGTGAGCAGTGAAATAAAAATTATTCAACAGGTTGGTTAAGGGAGTGATTTCCAAATGGTGCATCTGTCTTATCTCCTTTTGGAAGTAACCCATTCCAACCTGCAAGTCTTTCATCTTTTTTCCAAAACATTTTCTGGGCCAAGACAACACAAGCTCTTTCTACTTGCGCACAAGATTTACCTTCTGTTTCAAGAACTACTGTTTTCTGCAATTCAGGATCATCTCTAAGTATCTTTTCAGCTATCGCTAATCTGGCATCTGCTTCCGGATTTTTAAATTCAACTGTCAGATCTAACCTTCCAGGGCGAGTTGACTCACCATTTACAGGTACCCCTAAAGCTGCATCCAGTCGTGAAACATCATTCGCAGTCATAAATACCAAAATACCGTCAGATGGTTCCGCACCCGACATAAGATTTAGCAAACAGTCCAACGTCAAACCAGACTCACTAATCAAAACTCTGTTCTCATCGAACATTCTATCAATATCTTCAAATAGAATAATACAGGGTGTTCTCTCTAATGCATTTTTCCATTCAGCTACAAGATCACTATTGGTCATGGTACTCAGATCAAAGATAAGGATAGGCATGTCTAATTCTTGCGCAATAGACCTGATAAATGAGGTTTTCCCATTACCAGCTCCGCCGTAAGCTAATGCGCCAAGTCTCCAGGGTACATGACGGGACATAAACCAGTCTTTACTTTTGTACCATCTTTCTATTTCAGTCTTTAACGAATAAACTTCCTGGGAGTATTTATAGAAAGAAAAAGGGGATTTTTCCTTTTCCTGTCCTAACTCCTCTAATTTCCAGCCAAGTGGTGTCATGGCTAGTTTAGATTCAACATGAGGTTCCTTAATGCTACTTTCACGCTGCTCTAGTCCTTGACTACCAGAATGATTGAATCTTTTTACGAAGGATCCTTGCACTCGTCTGGTACAGAATCTTCCCAAGGAATATCCATCCTGTGCGATAGAGACAAAGTTATTATAAAACTCAGTAGCGGCAATCATGAAAGCATCTGGATTTACAGTACCGCGTATAAAGCTTAAGGAAGTTGAATCTTTACCGCTATCTAAAAACAAAGGAAAGTTTTTCCCTAGGAAAGTGGACTTACTGTGGTCAAAAGACTTATAAGCAACCTGCATGTTTTTCTTTCGGGGTTTTACGTAATCAATCCACGTATCGTAGGTAGAATTGCCAAAATTTACTTTCCTATAGTTATGAATAAGATAAAATGCTATTATACTAGATGATTTAGTGGTATTAACCTTAATAGTAACCACAAATAGAGATGTGAATCTTGCAAAGTGATGACTTATTTGTCCCCAGAAGGCTATGATGGCTGTAGTAGACCCAACCATCCATGGAAGCAAAGAATTAAAATCCATTGTCTAAATACCCGCTAATGTCTTAAAGTATTCATAATCATAGGAAGTAACTTTGAAGTCTGAAAATATTTTTTCGTTAGGATGTTCTCTTTTCACTACTTCCTGGTGTACCTCAGAAATAGCTCCTGCTTGTCTAATAACTTTTTGAGCAGTAACATCATTTATCTGATAAAATTTCAGGAATCTACTGTATGCCTTCTGATCTATTTCTCCTTGTATGATCTGAAAAAATAAACGTCTAATATCGTTATTATCAGGAGCGTAGTTTCTTCTCTCTAAAATCTTTTCTAATGATTGCCCAAAAATAGAGTCAGTAACAATAAGCTCCCCACCTGACACTCTCTTTTTTAAAATTTCATTATCCATATCCTCAATAGTATAAAGGCATTTACTCTGTGTTAATCCTAGTGAGGGTAAAAATGTTGAGATATAGTCATAATCTTCTTTTTTAACAGAGAAATCAGTAAGGGAAGTATCAATGTCAATTTCAGGGAAGGACCTTTGATCCACTAAGGCCAAAGCTAAGTTGTAAACATCCCTTGAATCCAAAGCTTTTAATGTTTGGCGAAGTAATTTGGCGAAGTAATTTTTACTTTCTAAAGTTTTAATATATTTTTTAAAAGTAACCTCTTCAAGAAAACCTAAAGCGTATTTAATAAATGATTCCCTTAAAGATCTGGCTTGGTTTTCAGATTCTGAATAAAACACCAAAGCTTCTATACAGGAACCAAATTTAGAAGAAGTTTCTACTGAAAAGCATTGCAAAGTAATATCTAAGTTTTCTTTGTTAGTATAAGCTGTTATTGTTTGCATTGGTTCTCCATTTACCCCATAAGGCAAATCTTCAATTAGTTTAGGAAATAATTCTTTATCTATTTTACAAAATTTCCAGACAATGTTTGTGGTCTGTGTTCCATCCGCTACTGTCGCTTTACTAGCTGAAAAATTAGTCAAGGAATCTAAGACTATTACCTTAAACTCCTTTAGTGCAGATTTAACTGCCAGATGATCTTTTGCCCTTGCTAAAGTTTTAGTATCACAAAAGAATAACCTGGTCTTGCTCGTTTGCTCTCGGAGCTTTGCAAGCAGATTATCAGTACTAGACAAATCCCCAGTAGGAGAAAAGTCCATAACTATAGAATATGATGACCCGGCCCAATCCTTGAGCATCAAAGGAGAGTGAAACGCTAAATATATCATCTAGAAACCTGTGTAAGTTGAATTTGTATTAAACCAGAATCCATTACCGTAAGGTTTTAAATCGTCAGGATAAATGTCCAATCTCAAAAGTCGGTGGAATGTATCCTTTAAAATTACAGTGTGGATGTCACTGTTCTCTATTTCTTTTTTAAACTTAGTATACACTCTGGCAGAGTTCAAAAGTAGTACTTTTTTCTTGTGTGTCTCCTTACTTAAAAATTTAGTAAGGGAGCTAAAGTCAGTAGTAGGAAAATCTTTAGCCTTAAGAGAAAAAGAGAAGTCCGTTGAGAGAACTGTATATTTTTCTGAATTATAGTCTTCTGCTTTCTTCGTTGTGCAAGAATAAGCTCTAAATATCATGAGGCAAGTCTCCATTCTTTATAAGCATTGTATGTTTACAATCATTAATCTGTATGACTCTAGTTTCAAGATTAACCTCAATGAAACTAAAATCATCTATGCTGGATAAGCTAATTATTTTTAAATGATAGGGAACCTTTAGCTCTGTAACGAATATGTCTCCAGTGTCAATATCCACTACTATGTAATATGTGTAGAACTTTAGAAACAACAGTAGAAAAATACCCAAGGCTGATACTTGAGCTACAATTTCCCAAATAGTCATTTACTTTCTCCACACCAAATACGAAACAACAATCCTGCACTGCAAGCTGACCCTAGTAAAACAACGGTTAAAAGATCTACCATCACATTAGTTCTCGAACAATGTGTACAGTAGATATGATTTGTATAAACTACTTGAGGATCTTAGTAGTAAAACATTTACTGCTAAGGATTTCTGCCTCGCAGTCATAGTATTATATTTGGGAATCAAAGTTATGTCATCCTTAACTACAGAATTTAAATAGAGATCAAATTTAGGTCTATCTTTTTTATCTAGGTTATCCCAAAAATTAAAAGCTACAGTATCAAAGGAGTTTATCTTACTTTTAAAAGACCTTGAGTTAGCTACTCTAAATACTAAAAAGGAAAATATTAATTTTTTTACATAAGTCAAAATCTTATTAAACATACTTAACCTTTATGATGTTAATAAAGAATCTAGCCAACTTGTGTTGCAAGGAAGAAGGGTATACTCCCGAGTAAGTTAACAAAATTCTAAGGTCTACTCCCACATTTTTTACAAAACTTCTATCGTCAATAGAGAAAATATTCATCTCTATCATATAGGTTATTGTATGCCTAGTTAAATTATATTTATTTCTCAGTACAGCGTATAAACAGCTTAGCATCTGAGACTTACGCTCTCGTTCATCTTGCTCTGGATTAAAGACTATAACGTCCTCACCGTGTCCAAGAGCGTTCAAGCTAGATTTAGAAATCACTTTCCATACCTTATTATCTAAAGGACCAAAAGGCGTAGAACGAGAGTACTCAATCTCTGTCCATTCTACAGTAAACTCTTTTGGTTTACTCATATACATTATGCTACTGGGTGGGTTGACTGAATTGTTGCCCACACTTTAGCTAAAGATTTTTTAGGATCTTTGCTAGTATCATAAATAGCTTTCAATTGGTGTACAGAATAACCATATAGATTTTGAACGTGTGGGTATTCAGGGAATCTTTTCCAATTACCTGCCCACTCTAAACTTTTAAATTTAGAGTTAATTACTTTCCCAACAGAAGCATAATCTCCTGACCATGACCATTGAATACCTGGCTTAATAGTATCTCCATCAAAAACCAAGTCAACACCCAGGCCATAGTTATGAGCGGAAAGACCTGGTCCAGCGTTTGTTACTATTTTCTTTTTTGAACCGAATCTTCCTTGTGAGTATAGCTCCTGTTGTCTGTCAAAGGATCTATAACCTTCAAATATTTCTACGGCTAATCCTTGTTTTTTACACTGACTAATTAGCTTATCAATATCCGCAGCAAAGGGTGGGTATAATTGATCTAAAGCTCTTTGAATTTCTGTCGTCATTTTAACTCTCCTGCTTTTTAGCATCTTCTGCTACTATATTTAGGCAATCTAAAATACAAGCCAAGAATAACTTATCTGGCTCTACCAAATAATTCTTAATACTAGAGTAGGTAGTAACCATTTCTTTTATTAGCTTAGAGCATGTGAATCTACTAGGATTTTTCTTTTCAGCTTTTAAGTTAGAAAGTCTTTTATGCCAGCTATTGAATACCCAATTATCACTCTTTAGGGATTCATTGATTAGGAATTTTGTAGCCTCCGCATGATAGTCTATTACCATTTTCATAGTAAAGTCTACTTTATCAGTAGTTACAGTGGATACGTATTTTAAAGAGTTAGCATACTTTGCAGTATACATAGAAAATAATATATCCTGAGCAATTTCATAAGGGGGCTTAGCAATGGCTTGCTTAATAAAGGGGATTAAAGCTTCCGTGTCTAATGTATCAGGTTTATTAGGTGCACCATTTACGTAGGACATTACGTTTTGTAAGGCTTGTAATGATTCCCTTGGTTGTCCTCCTGCCCGCATAGCAATAGCTTCAAGAGTTTCATCCGTGAGATTAAATCCCTCTCCTTTAGATGCTCTTTTAAGAATTTTAACACAATCCTGAATTTCAATTGGCTTTATTTCTAAAACTTGCATCCTGTTACGAATAGGTGCAGGCAATTTTTCAGGATTAGTAGTGCAAACTATCCAAATAGTAGTTTTATTTGGTTCCTCAAAGGGTTTCAAAAATAATTGTTTAGCCTGTGAGCTAGCTAAGTGAAACTCATCCAATATAAAAACTCTGTATTTAGACCTAGGACTAAAGCTTGCCTGCTCAACTGTTTTTCTTGCAAACTCAATACCCGTGTCATTACCGCAATCTACTTCATGCACATCATTGTGGCTTTTAATATCAGTTTTGCAGGAATCGCATTCTCCGCAAGGTTCTCCGTTTACTAAAGCGTCACAATTTACGTAACGCGCAATGATCCTAGCAAGTGTTGTTTTACCACCACCTGTTTGACCTTGCAATAGGATAGTCTGAGGGAATTTTTTTAAAGCTAACATTCCACGTATTTTGGAAACAACCACTTCCTGACCGGAAAAATGTTTGAGCCTCTGTGGTCTATACTTAACGCTTAAGGCAGATGATTCTGTAGCATCCATACTAGTGAACCGTTAAATCAACTGCGGGTTGAAAATTTTCCCAGGAGCCATCATTACCCCACCAAGTAGAACTTGTAACTAGAGTTCCGATTATGTAACGTCCTCTAAAAATACCACCGCGTGTTTCCTCTACTTCAACGTAACCCATTCCGCCACGAGTTACTTTCATACCTATCAAAATTTTATTAAATGCAAGTCTTGCCATGAAATTATATCTCCTTTTTCATAATTTTACACTTTTTTAGACTGAAAATCTCCCAAAAATTTAGATACCTCTTCGTCAGAATAAATCAGCTCGTCAAACTTAACAGATGTATGATCCGCGTGATGCGTCAACAAAACTTCTGGGTATACAGAACATGCGCTGTCCCATGCCTGCTTTTGAGCATAGGCTGAGGGTGCATAGTCAAAGGCACCGTTTTGATAACGAATAGCCAATATCTCAGGTTCAGTTAATTCCACTAATTGCATTGCAATATGAACAGACAACTCTGCATCATGTAATAAGTCCCTAGATTTTTTCTTTTTGTACGTTAAAAAATTAACCCAGGTACCAGCTACTTTTCTATTGTAATCTCCAATTTCATAAGATCCTACTTTGTTCAGATCATGACAAACTGCAACAATGAAGGGATTGAAATTTTCTGATTCTATGCTATAAGTACCTAATAGTAGGTTCAAATTCTTATATACATTCCAGCTATGATAAGCTAACCCATGAGGTCTATTGTTGTGGTACTTCTCAGCGGCAGGGTCCGTAAAGAAAGAAGTATCCGCTAGGTATTTTTGAAGCTTTGAAAAGTCTCTTTTGTCAGTTTCTTTTAAAGATTCAAAAGTCTTAGCATATCGTTGTTGTATTTTATCGAGAGAAAATATTGGAATATGTCTCTCTTCACTAGTCTCACTCTTAGAAAAATTAATCATAGTTAAAATTACCTTTCTTTCAGTATTATGTAACAGTATGATACCAAGCCGTTATGCCAACGACAAGGAAAAGAACACTTATTGTAGCCCCAAAAAACCAAAAAGCTGCGAATAAAGCAAAGCTCTGCCAAAAACCGACTGGGTCTATTACTCCCCAAAGTTGGTACATAATAAACTCTGGTATTAATATAAACGCCAAACAAAAAATAGTTACAATTAAAAAACTTAATACTCTTATTATCATACGTATTCCTTTCTATTGCGGTGGTAAAACCAATCCTGATTTTTTAGCTCTTTGACTTTGCAAAAATTCTCTATAGCCACGAATAAGACCTTCATCCGTAAGCCTCATCAAAAAGTTATAAGTATACTGATTATATTGAAAACAATCTGTAGGCATAGCCACTAAAGATGTTTGCCCTGTAGCATAATTATTTAATACCCTGACAGGATTAAGCAAAATGGTTTGATCAACGTCATCTCCCTCTGCAATCTCCCCAATTACTTCAACCATACCAACACTAACTTGAAATAACATTTTAATCTCCTTTTCCTAATCTAATTGCTTCCGTAAAATATGTACCTAATGATCCTTCTAATCTTTTTATTCCCATATCAAGAACATAAGTAACTCCATAATCTCCAGAATGACGAACTATTCTACCATAGGCTTGTTCTATAACTAATGCAGTGGCGTACTGATACCACTCTGGCATATAGTCAACTCTGGTTTTAATTCTTTCGCTGCCCAAGTAAGGAAAGGGAACCTTAACGATGATTTGCCATCGGGCTAAATCATCTTTCATGTCGAGACCTTGTGTAATAGAAGGGCTTACTAATATTCCATTACTTGAATTTTTAAAAGAATCAAGCCCGGAAAAAAGACCTCCAGATTTTGGAAATATAAATCTTTTATCCTTAAAGGATTTTTCCACAAAACTTGATATGTTGTAAGTTGCTGTATGGATTAAGCCTCTTTCATTTTTATGTCTATCAATAATCTCTGCAATACATTCTTTTATACCGGGAAGCTTAGAATCTAAATTAAATTTATTTAAAGACCCTACATCATCTACATAAATAACTGGTCTACTCTCAATGGGAAAAGAACTAGGCACTTCTAAGTAAATAGCTTCGTCTTTCTTGATACCAAGCAGTTTTCTAAAACTTTCGTACTCCCCAATTGTAGCACTCATTAAAAGGGTTTTATTAGCGTGAGCAAAAGCCTTACTCTTTGCGTACTTTGCAATAAATACAGGAGTGAACATAACGCTCTCACAGTATGTAATCCCTTTTTTAATGTAAGGATTTGTAGGCTCAACAACCCATTTGGAATATATGCTTTGCTCTTTCTCTTCTTTGCCTGACTCAATGCATATAATAACTTTGGTAACTCTATCCAGTAAGGAATATAACTCCGTAGCCTCGTCGTAAGCTTTTCCTTCTTCAGTTAACCTGTACTCTTTTAATACTATCTCGGAAGGAAGACCACTTATTAAATAATCTTGCACAGAAGGAAATTTAGCAAAAATATCATTTATCTCTTCCTTAGTAATCTTGCTAATAGCCTTAAGGTCGTCGTAATAGTCATCCAATCCCTTAACGTGAATTGGGTACTTATCAATCTTTCTAAACTCTTTTTCTCCTAATTCAATTTGCATGAAGGAGGTCAGAACGTCATCGAAAGAATGACACTCATCCAATATCAACAACTCTCTGTCTCTAAACATTCCAGCGTAGTTGGAAGAGAATAAAAAGTAATGATAATTTAATAAAGCAGTTGATCTTAAAGCCCATTCAATAGCTCTATTATACTGACATGAGTTTTTATATTGCTCTTTTAGAGCCTTATTAGTTGTTTTAATTTTAGCGCAAACCTCTGTTCTTGGCTCGCAAAATTCACAGGTAAAATTTGTTCTGGCTTTTACAACGGGTAAATTAAAATCTTGTTTGTACTGCTCCTGTAATAATTTTTGACTAGTGCAAATAACAGAATGCTTACCTCTAGCCATAATTGCCAGCCGGGACATAACTATGCTGTATACGCTCTTCCCACTACCAGTAGGTGCTTGAATAAAAACAAACTGTTTGTTATCAATGTAAAAGGCTCTTATAGCTTTAATCAGTGTCTCAATGCTATGAGGTCTAAACTTTGTAAATTTTTTAATATTACTGTCAGGGTGAGGACCTTGCAAACATTTTTGCAATAAGAAAGTTACTTTAGCGTCATCACTAATAAAATCTATAAAGTGTTGATAGTGTTTAAAAGACCTATCACCTTCGGATGTGACAATCACCGTTTTCGATAAAAAATCTTGCTCTACCGCGAGTGTACTGGGAGCTTCATCCTTAGGTGGGCTAAAATTGTCATTTAACATTGTATCGTAAGTCATAGTTAATATACTCCGCCATAATTTCAATCATTTTACGAGATAGGAATACCCAACCTCGCCTTTTCACATATCTTTTGTAGGAAGTAAATAGCTTTGTCTTAGAAGTTTCAGCTTTTTGTTTCCACACTCTATAAACTTTATATTTCTCTACTATTTTACAAACTACGTGATAAGTTTCGCTGTTAATTGGCAAATTATTTTCAAGGCAGGAAACAACATTATTACGACGCTCTGCAAGGGTATAAGTGGAGTCACTAACGATAAAACCTTTAGTCTCCTTTGAAAATTTAACATGAGTAGCAAACTGCAATGCAGTATCATCAAAAGGATGCAGTAGTTTAATAAAAAGTCTCATCTTCTTTTTCTGTTTTTCATAATCATTCAAGGTAAATTTAGTATAGACATCCATAAGTTTAGGATCAAAAACTTTTCTTTCTTCCTTCTCAGCAGTGCCTGACAGTCTAGCTAAAGTCTTTGCCCTAATGCTATCCTTACTCTCTCTCAAGGATACAATTTCATCTGTAGTTAGCAATCTATTCATTGCTACTTCAAGCTTAGTGGGTTTAAAAACTAAAAGTTCTGTAACTAATTCCTTTGGTTCCCTATGGTCACTTTCAATACGAATTACTTTACTCTCCTCCCACTTAGCCAAAGCCTGTTTTAAGGATAATCCCGATGTAGTTAATGTCAGTATTTCGTCTTTATGATTATCACGAAGAACTGTGTACCTAATTTTTTGATAGTAATTCAATGCTACAGTGGACTCATAACCAAACAAAATAAAGAGTAACAAGTAATCTTTATCCGTTAGATTAGAAGGAAGAACATTTTCTATTAGGGAAGGAATATCTTCATAAGGAGAGTAGAAAAGAGATATGACTTGAGTATCTGTTATGTCTAAAGTTACATCTAAGCTTGCTAAAAAATGACTTACAAGAGAAGCTTTGGTTATTTTCCCTTTACCCTTAGTATATACAGCATACATCCACTTAATCCAAAGTATCCTACACTCTTTTAGGATATTAACATGCAAGTCACAGAAGTCAAGCTTAGGAGGTACTAAGAGTTTAGCATATAGTGTATCCAACAGTCTAGTTAAAGTGATTGTAGACATGCCATAGTCAGCCTCTGTACTATACAAATAAGTGGTGTAACTTGAATTAAGAGACTCTGACAAATAGTCATCTATGCCTTTGAGAAAAGGGATAGCAGAGGAGGATATACACCTTTGTAAAAAAGTATCCTCATCATAGGGAGTAGTTTTTAAGGAATAACGAGTCAAAAGGTACTTAGGCCAACCATGCCGAGTAAGCATGTCACCATCTAAGTGAGTTAAGTTACTATCTAGCTTTTCCATAATACTATTTTACCATTTTTAAAAGAGAAAAGTTAAGTAAAAAGTGTAATTAAAAGAAGATCTATGCTAGATTTTTAAAGTTCTAACATTGCGATAAAAGGCATCCGATCATACTTACTGTTAAAAGAAAACCCACTTGATACGCGCAGTACGGAAGTTGCAGATACGCCTACGGCGGATCGCAACAGAAGTACGGAGTGTATCGAAGGGTTCTTTTAAAGTAATGTGTGATTGAAAGATGCGGAAGGTGTGTTGGCCAAAGGCCAAGACACCATAAACGTCTTGAGATAAAAATTACTTTAAAAAGCCCTGTAAAATAGAGGTTCTACTTAGATTTCTGCGGATTTCTCTAAAATTAGCTTCTTTTTGGCACGGTAGTGCCTTTTAGAACAATATTTTATTAAATCCTTATTGTATCTTGCTCCTTCCCACTTTTACCTCCTTCTTAGCTGAGAACACTAAGTCTTTTTAGTTATACTTATTGTTAACCCTTTTGTAATCCGTTACTTCTTTGACTGGTTTAGTCATTTGCGAAATATTTAGTGATTAGTGTGTTGAGAAGGGAGTAATTTGAATTATTTTTAAAATGATATTGCGCATTCAATGCAAAGCGTTAGCAAGGAGAACATGGATTTCCCTTGGTGATCTGGTTTCTGAAAATAAATTTTAAAATAATTTTTTAAGCAGGAGCAGGAGGGGCTAAGGCTGTTGCAGGTAATAGGTTATTAATTTCCGTAATCACTAAATGACGTAACGTAAATAGGGAGAATCTATTGAAGAAATGAAAATGCAGACTATCTTTAAGAATGTATTTCAAACGTAATGCAGAATACTTTTTACTAAGTTTGTTTAGTATTATTTTAGTTCTGTGCGCAGGTATTTTTAGGGTTATACACTTATTATAACCCATTGAATCTTGAGTGGAAACACGGTAGCTATCATCAACTACGATTAAGCCATCCTCTTGTAATTTTTCCATTAAAGCTCTGTAATCAGTCCCTCTGACTGTGGCATCCAATTCTCTGCAATTTCTACTGGCATTGAGGTGTAATCCTGATTCTAACTCCTTTTTTTGATTAGGAGTGATTGTATTTTCAAGATGCCCTTTTAGTAATTCATACGGAGTATACTTACTTTTAATTTCTAGTTTCTTTTTATAAGAGGTGTAATTAAGACCATCATTTGCTTGATACAATCCAGAGCTAGCAATTAAATTAAAAAATCTATCACACTGTTCTAGCTCATTTGCGGAATACCCTAAGGCTTTGCACTCTTTGTGCAGCTCCCATCTAATTATTTTTGTAATAGCTACTTTGTTTCTGCTAACAGCCTTAGATTCAATGCTGGCAGTCAAATTATATAGAATTGTATTTTTTCTATGATCCCTGGAGAACTCTCTCATAAATTTCTTTACTAAATACTTTTCATCTCTACCTTTGTATGATCTACCTTGTACTACTAAGGAAAAAATACTCTTCACTATTTCTCTGTTTACTTTTATTCCTGGCTCTCTGAGCATGGCTTCAATTATACCATTTGTAAACGTGAAAAATTCTTTAAGCCTGTTATCAAGAGTATTACCGAAATTCAAAAATTTAAACTCTTTGGTTTTCCCCGTTAATTTCAGTACATCCTCTAAGGTTTTGAAATTAGCATACCATGCATGGTGGAAAGGTTTACGCTTATGCTCTAACTCCTCTGGTAGAAGGAATGCTTTTATAGTTTTTCCCGTAGACTCATACTCAGGTTCTACCTCTATATTTTGTATCAAAGACTTCATTTGATTTTCATTCAAACAATGCAGTCTTTCGAGGGATGTTAAGGGTAGAAAAGTCTCTGCGCTATTTTCTGAGTTTTTCTCAAACTTATTAGTATCCCCTAGGTACTTTACCCTATCTTCTTCTGTTATTACTAGCTCACCATTCACAAAGTCTTTAAGGTGGGACCACAAGGTGTAAATATCAGTTCTTGACTTATTTTCACATGAATATACTGTTCTGACTATGAAAGACTTTGTATTTTTGTCTTTTTTGTATTTGAACCCAGGCAAAGGAACACTTTCAAAAGGATCACAAACTTTAGACTTTTTACCAAAAATACCTGTTAATACTTCTTTTAACTTCCTATACTTGCAAAACGCGGACTCATCAATAACCTGAGGGTTAAGCACTTCTTTGATATAATTGCTGGATGATCTATTCTGGTACGCAGCAAAATCAGATACAAAAGTTGCTTTACTTGTATCCAGAGTTGAATATTTAGATTTCCATTTTTTGTCTAGTGCATCTAATACCCTAATTTTTTCTCGCTCCGCTCTAGGATCAGAAATGGGATTTATATTTACAGTGATAATAAAATCAGACTTGGAAATTTGGGATATATGGGATACATATTTTTTAATTTTGTATTCACTGATAATTTTTTCAATGGACTCCATTGACCCTGTTACTCTAAGAACCAAAGCCCTATAACCCCTAAACTCACAAATATCTCTAGTAGTTGTAAAGAGAGATGGCTCTATTCGCCTTGCCATTTTAATTTTTTCGACAAATAATTTGTTATTAGACTTGATTAGATTCCTTGCTACTCCTACCCCAAAATTTCTACTTTTTGTAGGGGTTATATTTTGCACATAGTAGGAAATGTCAAAGTTCTCTATCTCCCTTTTTGTCAAAGCCGCTATTTGAAAAACACCCTCTTTATTGTTTAGCACAGGGTGGGCTTTATACATTGGGAGTCTCTCACTGCCGTGAGTGGTGCTGGTTATGACATTGTCAGTATCGTTGAATTGTTCTCCTTCGATACTCAAGATATAGATATTATCTTTGCTTTTTGTTGACTCCACCTGCGTGAGTACAGCCAATCTAAAATTATTTAATCGTGAGTCATAATGCACATGTCTAAAAAAATGAGTATTCTTTGCCTTGCTTCTGACTAATTCAATAAATTCCTTGTCAGAAAATTCTCTAGCAATTAAACCTGTTTTAATTTTCCCCAAAGCTATATCATCATGAACTAGGTCCAGAGAATCTCTTAGAATACTTTTGACTAATGCTAACCTTTTATTATATAGATCTTCTCTTTCCTTAGCTTCCTCTTTTTTACTTATACTCTGCTCATAATTGATACTGCCTATAACTTTGAAGGACTCTAGGCTTTTTTCTTTTCGATTTTTTAATTTTTTTACGGTATCTTTAACCCGTTGTAACTTACCTTGTTCCTCACACCATCGGAAGTAATTGGCCGCAGGGCTACCCTCAGGCGCACTGCTACCCTCTTTACTTGCCCCACTGAAGCTTCTTTTTTGTTTTTGCTGTATTGTTCGCATCGTTTTTTAATTCTTAAATTTTTGGCTATCAAATATATATTTTGCATAGAGCGTCATGAGTTTTACTTCTACGCTTCATGTTAATTCGTTCAAAAAACCTAAATTTCTTTTTTGACCGCACTTTCCTAGTTTACAGACCTGAAAAACTCATGTATCTGTTCAAAATATTCTAATGAGCAATTACCTGGATCAACACCTTTGTCACTCACCTCATACCGTACTACTTTGGTATTAAAAATATTTTTTATTTGTGGGTATATTACATTCCTTGCTTTTTTCCCGGCCTCGTCATTGTCAAGAAACAAAACAACATTTTCAACCCCCAAGGAAACTAGAGCATTTAATTTTTCTTCACTCCAATTATTTGTACCGAGTAGCGCAAGTGTTGGTATCCTGTAGAATAAACACCTTAAGCAATCACCTGGGCCCTCAACTATCGCAACACACTTATGATTGTACTTACTCCATATTTTTTGTACTAAATCACTCTCACTATAACCGTACCATGTTGTTTTAACCCATGTACCGTCCATATTTCTATGCCCCGGTTCAATTTTTTCTTCTATGTAGGAGGCAACCCAGCCATTCAATCTACCATTAAACTCTACAGGTATTATCATCCTGTAAATGTTTGATTGCCTATCCCACCATTTTTTGGCACCCATAGCGATTAATAGTTTTTCTCCAATACCTCTCCATTTTCCTTTCCACTCCTCACATCCCTTAGGCAAAGAAATTTCATTTTTAGAAACTTCTAATGTTTTTAGTGTTCCGGTTAACGCATAGAAAGGATCTTGTTCAGCTATAGATTCTTCCTCGATTAGCTCTGCTCCTATTTTCTCAGCTAATATATTCCATCCACCTTTTTCCCCACAGCCAAAACAATTAAAAACACCCACAGCGGTTTTGGAAGGATCAAGATTCACACCACACGAAGGAGTGCGCTCATTGTGGAAAGGGCATCTTATAGCTATGTACTTTTTATGTACTCTTATAGCGTGGCGAGGAAGAACCCTTAGTAATTCATGTTTAACAAAGTTTGAGATGTTATCCATATTAACCATTTTACAAAATAAAATGTAAAATATTTGTAGTGAGAAAAATTGTGCGCAAGGACATACGATGAGCATCTACACTTATGTTGAATCTGTTGAAAGAAACTTATTAAATTCGGAACCTATTGTAACTGGCAGTAGACCTCAAAAATTTAGAGCATCTGGCCTTCCTTTTTGTCCTGTTATTTGGGTTTCTGACTACCTTGAGAAAAATGGTATGCTGCCGGAAGAATGCTCCATGGGGCTAGACTTCTACGCAGGTACCTGTACTATATTGCATTCATCT